ATGTAGCAGCAACCGGTCTTTCTAAAATATACCAATACAATTTATCGACAGCATGGAATATATCAACAGCCAGTTATATTAGAAACTTTGATGCATCAACACAAGATACCAGCATCACTGCTGCATTTTTTAAAGATGATGGAACAAAAATGTATGTTCTTGGCAACACTGGTGATAAAGTATATCAGTACGACTTATCAACAGCATGGGATATATCAACAGCCAGTTACATACAAAGTTTTCCCGTAGCTGCTGAAGAGTCCACTCCAACCGGTTTATCTTTTAGAGATGACGGTACAAAATTGTATATGATCGGAGCGTCAAATGACGCAGTTTGGTCTTACGACCTTTAACATCGCCATGTGACCCATGTTCGTCAAACTTACAAACGGTAAGCCGAGCAACTTCCCCTACACGCTTGGTGATTTGCGCCGTGACAACCCCGGCACTTCGTTCCCCAAAACGTTTTCGGCTGCTCTACTGGAGTCGTTCAATGTCTATTCGGTAAAAGAATCGACAGCTCCGGTCATCGACAGTAAAACGCACCGTGTAACACAGTGGGTTGAACTGATCAACGGGGAATGGACACAAGTCTGGCAAGTACAGCCGTTACCCGAGCAACGCGCAGCTGATAACGTCCGCGCTGAACGGAACAGTCGTCTTGCTGATTGCGATTGGACGCAATTTGTTGATAGCCCATTAGATACTGACGCTAAATTGGCTTGGCAGGCTTACCGCGAGATTTTGCGAGTGCTGCCGCAACAAGCAGGTTTCCCTTGGGATGTCCAGTGGCCTCTTACCCCCGGTGCTAATTAATGGCAGTCAAAAGCAAGACCGCGCTGGGGCGCGTCGAACATAAACCCGGCAAACCAAAGCGCACGCGCCAGGGTCAAGGGCAACACAGTTTGCCTAATCACGGCCGCAAGAAAACACGCGGTCAGGGACGCTAACCTACAAAAAAGGGTTAGTTGCACCTTGAGATGGAACACCACGAAGAGGTGCTGATTACGGCGAAACCGCCCGAAAGTCCGTTTAATCAAGTTGTTCCGGCACTTCTGACCGCTGCGGTGGTCGGACTTGCCGGTCTTTTTATGCAAGTCGCCAAGCTGGATCAATCCGTTGGCACTGTGGCTGCTGACATCCAAGAGCTAAAGAACGACAGCAAGGAGCGTTTGTCTGATCTTGAAGGTCGCGTTCGATACATTGAGATGACGATTGGCAAGAGCAAATAGCAGCTTTACACTGAAGCAAACGTCATCCCGCCATGGATCCCACTACTGCCGCCGTCATTGCCATCCTTGTTGCTGCTGGCTCTGAAATCATCACCCTTCTGCCGATTAAGGAAAACAGCTGGATTCAGTTGATCGTTAAGGCTCTGAAGGTTATTTTCCCAAAGCGTTAGGCGCCGATACCGTTTGGCTGGCGCAATTTGGCGGCAAGGATTGGCGTGACCATCTGCGTAAGGCAGCGCAGGACCATAAGTTTCATGCCACCCTTGAACCTCGTCTAGATCGCGCCATTGAGGATTGGCACGCAACCCAGCCACCAGCCATTCCTCCGCCAATCGTTGACCTAGAGAATCTCCACATCAGAGCACCTTGGACAGATGACGAAGGCTCCCGTTCGCCTGACTGACCTTTTTAAGTATTACAAGAACCTGCCACATCAGCAGGCTGCCTTGCATTTACTTGAAGAGGCAATTTTTAAGGCGGACGAGTCTTTGATGGGTCGTGATCAGGAGTGGTTCAAGGTTTGGAGTCAATCTGGCAAGCAGCCCGAAAGCGACCTAAAACCAGCCTTTGACATCATTAGGAAATGGGAAGGTTGTCGGCTTGTTGGCTACCTCTGCCCTAGTGGTATTGCCACCATCGGTTATGGACATACAGGCGCTGGCGTATCGGTTGGGCAAAAAATTACGCAGGCTGACGCTGATGCCTTGTTGAGATCAGATATTGAGCGATTCGCAAAAGCGGTTGATCATCAAATCAGAGTGCAGTTGAACAACAATCAACGCTGTGCATTGATCAGTTTTGCCTTCAATGTCGGCACTAACGCATTGTTCTCAAGCACGTTGCGTAGGCGTCTAAATAATGGCGAGAATCCGCAGAAGGTGGCGATGGAAGAGCTGCCCAAGTGGAACAAAGGCAATGGTGAAATTCTGGAAGGGCTTGTACGTCGCCGCCGTGATGAGCTAGATCTTTTCTTGGCTGGCACCAAGCCTCTGACTGACGACAACAAGTTGACGCCCAATAAGCCGTATTACTTCAAAGTCACCCCGCATATCACCTACGGAGAACTGTGCAATGACGAAGAGGAACGGCGTTTTGTGCATCAATACCAATGTGATGTGATGTCCGAGCTGATTTGTCCGTTTCTTGAGCGGGTGCGCGAAAAGTTCAATGGACCCATCATCATCACAAGCGGCCATAGGCCACCCAAGATGAATGCACGAATTGGTGGCGCAAGTCGTTCTGAGCACCTAATGGATGCCCCGGAAACCGGCGCTGTGGACTTTTACGTGGTTGGCGCCAATATTCATGCGGTGCAGGCTTGGGTGGATGCCAACTGGCCTTACAGCGTCGGATATGGTGCGCCAAAAGGTTTCATTCATCTTGGCGTGCGGCCAGGGCGACCTAGAGTCCGCTGGAATTATTGATTTCAATGCTGCTACCTGATCACGAGATTCGTGCCCTCTGCGTTGAGCACGCTCTGATCCATCCGTTCAATCCTGAAAGGCTCAACCCTGCGTCTTATGACGTGGCTCTTGGGTCCAACATCATGATTGAAGTGGCTGAGACGCCACAGTTGATTCGGCACAGCATCGCAACGCATACGAAGGAAGACCCGTACTGGCTGAGCCCCGGTGAGTTTATCTTGGCCGAGACGCAGGAGATCTTTAATCTGCCCGATGATCCGGCAATCGCCGCTCAGTTTGTATTGAAGTCAAGCCGCGCAAGGGAAGGCATTCAACATCTTTTGGCCGGATTTGCAGACCCCGGATGGCATGGCAGCAGACTGACCCTTGAGTTAAAAAATGTGCGGCAAAAGCACCGCATTGGTATTTGGCCTGGCCTGTTGATCGGTCAGATGGTATTCATGCCGCTTTCAGATAATCCCGAGCGGTCTTACGCAGAAATTGGCCATTACAACCGGCATGAAACCGTCATGCCATCTTGGGAAACATTTAAGGCTGCCACTGGTCTGACCGTTTAAGATTTGGCCGGAGAGCAAAGGGGACGGGCCGCTCTGGAGGGGGCGGCTTTTTCTTGCGCCTCAGTTAAGAGCTGAAGTGAAACAGGTTGCGCTCGCTACCGTTTAGGGAATCAAGCGGCGGCTTGTGGTTGAACATATCGACGGCTCGGAGCTGATTCCAAAGCAAGAAGCAAAGCGAAGGTTTCGCAATGCTGTTCTCGATCATTTCAACCATCATTGTGCGTATTGCTTTGAACCATTAGGCCGATCACCAACGCTTGATCATGTCGTCCCCAAAGCCAAAGGCGGGACCAGCAATATGAATAATTTGGTTGCCTGTTGTTTTGGCTGCAATATGTCCAAAGGCCATAAAGATTGGCGCGTTTGGTATAGAAGCCTTCCGTTCTGGTCTGAAGTTGGTGAAGCCAGAATTATGGATTGGATTACTGCGGAAGACTAGGGCTGGTCATTTGATGCCTATAAACTTCGCTTTGCCATTGATCACTTGAATAGCGGCAGACGCCTTTAAAACAGGTGCGGTAATACATCTCGCCGCCATTGGCAGGTTCCAAAACTTCGATGTAGCTACCGTCTTCAAAATCCGTCCGGCTCAGAACAATTGGTTCCATCGTTATACAGACTGCAGAGGTTGGCAAAACGGCCATTCGGGTAACTCTTGGCCTCAGGGAAACCAAGTGAACAGCCGTTACCACCATTGTGGGTCAAGGCAGGCGCCCATTGAATGCAATCCCAGCAACGCTTCCCTGTTAATTCAGGTTCGTCTAAGGGTTGCAGCTTTTGACCCTTGCGGAAGGCGATATAGATATTGTTTGCACGGATGAACGCCGTTCGCAGATCTGGCGTGTGTAGGTCCACCTCTATTTGCTGCTCAGGTCTGGCACCTAAGCGCACACGACAGCGCCAGTTCTCGCTCAGCTTGCGCCGTTCAAGAATCAGCCTGTTGTTGAAGAGGTGAATCACTCACTCATCCTCACCGTATGAAGGCTGATGAAAGATGCGCTCAAGGTTAAACGCATCCGGCATCAGTTCATCCTCTGTTTGCCGTTCGCAAAGCGGGTCGCCGTGATCGCGGACAATGTAGGTAATCAATGAGCCGCGCATCCGTACCTGAATCGTGCCAACACGAGGGCTATTGGCAAGGATGTTCAGGGCGCGATTCTCAAGCCAGTTGAGGAATGGGGCAGTGACTTTCATTGTTCAGGCCAGCCTTCCATAAGATGCTTTGTTATGACGGTAATGGCAATATCAGCGTTGCGCTGAGCCACAGCACTATCAAGGCCACCAGTAGCGCGTATGACATCGCCGCGCAAAGTTTCATAATCAAGGTCGCGGAATTTGTTGGCTAGATACTGCTGAAATTCAACCCAGAGTCCGGTGTAAAGACTGTCGTTGCGGCCTTTGGTTTCATAGAGCATGTCCAAGAAATCGGCTCGTCGTTGATCGAGTTCAGTGCTGTTCAGCATGTTCTTTGGCAAGGTTGAGGGCTTCTGAATAGGTATCGCAGATTGGACCCCACCAAACGGCGGCGCCGTTCCAACACCATGGTTCATAGCCGGAGAGCAAACCGTAGCCCGTCCAATCGGCGCCGTAGCAAAGATGTGTTGGGCTGTTGTATCGGTTTTGGACTGATTTAATCGGCGGCATTGGTCACGGGACACTTTGCTGCTTGATAGCTGATGAATGGTTGCAATGCAGCGTGCATCCGTGCGTGGTGGTCGATCGTGTATTCGTTGAACCGCTCTGACCAGTATTCGGCTAGACACTGATCAAGAATGTCGCGGATCTCGTTTATAGAGGTCGCATCCAGCGGCGAAGGTTGGTTCATCTATGGCTTCGGGAAATCCAAACGAGCATTCACCATGCCGCCATTCCGTACAGTTTGTACAGTGTCGGGTTTTTTTGAGGTAGTCCGGCCTGACGGTTTGGCGTTCACGGATTGGAATGCGTGGGATTTGTGGTGCCACATTTGCCCAAGCCTTGCCGTTGCGGATATTGGAGATAGCTTGGCGGGTGACGCCGAGTTCTTTGGCAAGGGCTTGATTGGGCGTTGTGGATTGAAGGATGTAGATGATGTCAGCTGGTGTGAGCTTGACTGGTCCTTGCGTCATCTGATCGTTGGCAGCTTGACTTCTGAATGCTTGGTAGGAGTCAGCCATTTGATTTCGTTGTAGAGCGGCGCCCATTCTTCAAACGCTGCGATCTTGGCGTTTTCAAAGTTGGTGGCAATCACCCAGTCATAGGCACCGGATGATGGGATTGTGAAATAGAAGCGACGAAGTTCACCCATGAGTTGCGGATCCTGTAGTGGTTGTTATGGTGACCGTCCATTCCTTTTTCGAGGGGAACGGGGTAGTCCGTAGCTGGCAGACTGCGGGAAGGGTGACACCTCGGGAGGATCACCCATCTGCTAAATCTTCAGCGCGTCTCAATCGGCCTGCGGGACAGGTAGAGCTGGGAGACGAAGAACAGTTGACCGTCTGCGGTTTCGATCTTGTAGGTCGGCCATGAGCAGTCGGTGGCTTTGCTGATGATGGTGCATTCAGTTTGCGGCCAACCTTTGACGTAACAAGGCATTCCGGGATAGAAGCGCCACAATTCACGGTCTTCACGAACACCCCGGCGATTAGGGCTCATTTTGTAAGTTTTTTGGCCGGGTCTGATTACAGGAGCAACTGAACCACAGCACTGAGCAGAAAGAGCAATGAAACTCATTTGTGGCAATCGGGGTGAGCGGAACGATGGATGGAACAGTTGGCTTGAATGCCGCTGTGTTGCATTGATTTTTGCGTTAAGCCGTCGTGAAGAATGGCCGCAAAGGTAGCAACGGGCAGCAGGAAAAGAAGCGCGTTGACTGCGAAGTTTTTCATGGCATGTGTGGTGGTATCGGATGCCGGATCGCTCCGGCTGGGCAGATAGTAGCGACTATTCCAAGGGAGTAAACCCCTAAAAGGGACATGTTGTAATTCTTGATCTTGACGTCCTACCTACCGTGATTGTGGTACGCCCTAAAGCCGTGGACGACGAAGCTTGGTACTGGCTACAGGTCAGGCATGACGCCACCACAGAGTTCAGCATTGAAAAAGAGGCCCGCCGTCTGGAGAACACCCCAAACGCAGGCCCCATTGCTGCTCAGTTGTTCCGTGCTTGGTCTATGCAGCAAACACTGCTGCAGCAAGCCACCAACAGAATTGCAGCGTTA